AACTAGTTCCAATTAACGGTGTTGTAGGGGGTATAGAGGGTAGCCCTTACTACATTATTCAATTAAATAGCAACGGTAGTTACGAGTGGCCTACTAGTAATACTAGTAATAGGCCTTATGCAGAAATTACGGCTAATTGGGGTTACGCTACTACACCCGAGCCAATAAAATACGCTACTAAAATGTTAGCTAGCGAGCTTTTTGCTATGCGTAACGCACCTTTAGGGGTAGCTGGCGTAGGCGACTTTGGGGTAGTTAACGTACAACAAAATAGAGAAGTAACCCGTTTATTAGCACCATTTCGTAAGGCTAGCGTTTTAGGTGTAGTTTAATGGCCGCCCTACAAGATGTCCGGGACGGTATTAAAACTACTTTAGAAAATAATATAAGCGGTTTAAGAGTTTACGACGTAGTTCCGGATTACGCTTTAAACTTTCCGGTAGCAATAGTTTTACCCGTAAATATAAATTTTAATATAGCTATGCAAAGAGGAACTGATCAGTACACGTTTGACATTTTAGTAGCCGTAGAGCGTGGTAATAGCCGTACCGCACAAGATAAACTAGACCAATATATAACAGGGCAAGGTAGTAGTTCACTAAGGCAGGCTATATTTAATAATAGAACGTTAGGCTTAGATAATACCGACGCGACTATAACCGGCGTAAGTAATTACGCAGCGGACGTTAACTTAAACGGAATAGACGCAATAGGAGCTAATGTAAGCTTAGAAGTTTATACTAAAGGAAGTAGTTAATGCCTAAATTTAAAATAATAGGAACAAAAAAAATAGACGGTAAAGAGCCGGGTAGCACTATAACTATAGAGGACTTAGATAAGATAATTACACTAACTAAGGCCGGGCATATTGCAGCAATTAGTAAAAAAGAAAATTTAAAAAAAGCAAAAAAAGCGCTTGATCAAGGAAATAAAAAAGATGAGGTTAAAGATGTCAAATAATTGTTGTGGGGCTTGCCCTAATGGTTGCGGTGGTAAGTAATGGCTAAATACGTATTTACGGACGGTAAATTATTTTTAGACGGTTACGATTTTAGTAGTAATACTAACGCGGTTACTTTAGACGTAACGGTAGATGAGCAAGACGTTACTACCATTAATAGCGGTGGCTTTAGAGAAAGAATAGGCGGTCTTAAAGATAGCACTATTTCTATAGACGGCTTTTACGAGGCAGGGGCAGAAAAACCCGACGCTTTATTAGGAGCTAATGTAGGTAATGAAATTATTTGCACAATAGTTCCAGACGCCGGCGTAGGTAATACAGCCTACTTTTTAAAATCTAAATTATTTAGTTACTCAATACTAGGAGCTATAGGCGAAGTTGCGCCGTTTACAGTAAGTAAAAGTAATAGCACCGATAAAGTTGTAAGGGGTACTATTGAAATAGATAGCGACATTACCGCTACAGGATCAAGCACCGGAATACAATTAGGCGCAGTAGGAGCAACCGAAAGCATATACGCTGCCGTACATTGTACCGGCGTAAGCGGTACCGGTACCCCTACTATTACGTTCGTATTAGAAAGCGATGACAACGCGGGCTTTACTAGTGCTACTACTAGAGCTACGTTTACAGATATAACCGCTATAGCTAGCGAGATTAAAAAAGTAAGCGGGGCTATTGCAGACGATTATTATAGACTTTCTTACACCGTTAGCGGTACTACACCTAGTTTTAGTATTCACGCTACGCTTGGTATAGAATAACCACGTCAACTGGCTATTTTAAGCCGTTCTGACGCCCTTAAAATTTATAGTTAAGCAAGTACGCCTACCTACTAAATATATATAATTTTTATAAAAAAACTTTATTTTTAAAGACTTATTTATACTTTATGGCTTATACTGGTTATATAAATTACTTAGGGAGTAAAAAATGGCTAGAAGATATAAAACCGAACACTTAGATATATATAGTTCTAATAAAGAATTAGAAAAAAACTTCGGTTTAATTTATGGTAAAAAAAGTTACGTAGAAGATTTTATAGGTGGTAAAGCTACTTTTAAAATTACCTTTAGCGGAAAATGGGGCGAAGACGTTACCGCAGTAAGAACTAATTGTTACGCAACATTTAGTTTTCCTAAAGGTTGGACACGTAAAAAAATGTTAGAAACCGGTTTAAACGAATTAGGTTTTCTAACTTCTAAAAACAACTTAGATTGGATAACAATAAAGGGAGTAAATAATGAATTATAAAGAAATAACAGTAAAAAAAGATATTAAAACTCATAGAGTTTTTAGTAAAGGTTACAAAAATTTAAAAGGAAGTAAAGACAGCGTTTATGACGGCGTAACTTTATCTAGGGGCGCTATATATTTAGTAGAAAAAAATACCGGTTTTGGTAGCGGCAAATATGACTTAATAGTACGCGCCGGTAAACGCGCTAAATATACTTGGGCGTTTGAAAGTGTAATGTTAGTAAATAGTAAAGACGTAGTTTTTCTAAATGGAAAGGGGATATAATGAGTAAAGCAAAAAAAACTTTATTAAGAGTTAAAACTGAAAGTATAAATTTAGGCGTAAGTGTTTATACCGATTTTATTAATTTAGCTCATCATAACGGCATATATAAAGAAATAGATTTTTCTAAATATGGATATTTAGAATATGTTTTATTTGCCGAATGTCTTAATCTATTTGAAAATTTAGGATATGACCAACTTACCGAAATAATAGATGAAATAGAAGATACATTTTCAAAAATCGTAACTTAACTCTCTAAGTAAAAGTTACGTACGTAAAAAGAGCCGGGTTTATCCGCCCGGCTTTTTTAATGTCATATTACGCCCGTCTTGATCAGCGCGACTTAAAATTTAATTATTAAGTAAAGGAGTTAAATTGGCAAAGTTTGTATTAACAGACGCTAGCGTAACAATTAACAGCGTGGACTTATCAGACCACGTAGCAAGTGTTACCTTAGATATTACGGCCGACGAAGTTGAAGAAACTGCGTTCGGACAAACTTTTAAAAGTAGATTAGGTGGACTTAAAGACGGTACCCTTAGTATTGATTTCCAACAAGATTTCGCTGCAAGCGAAGTGGACGCAACACTATGGCCGCTTTTAGGAACAGTTACAACTTTTGAAATAAAAGCAGATAGTGGAGCAGTTGCTGCTACTAATCCTAAATATAGTGGATCAGTATTAGTTAACCAACACCAACCCGTTGCTAACGGCGTAGGTGAGCTAGCAAGTTTTTCCGTAAGTTTTCCAACAAGCGGAACAATAACTAGAGCTACTTCTTAGTATGTCAGGTTTGCAAGGGTTACACCAACTCACACTTGTAATAGAAGACGGTACTAAAAAAGAAGTAACGTTAAGGCCTATAGATTTCGTAGCACTAGAGCGTAAGTTTGGTCAAAGACCGGCTAGCGATTTAGAAAAACTTAGTTTTGAAGAATTAATGTACTTATGTTGGAACGCTAGTAAGCGTACCGGCGTAACCGATGATTTTGATAAATGGCTAAGTACCGTAGCTACGATAGACGGTTTAGGTGGCGAAGACCCGGAGTAACCGGCGGCTATTATTTAGACTTAATAGCCGAAGTTAGTTTAGCTGCCGGGCTTAATCCTATGGACGTAGCGGAGTTACCGCTACCGATGTTTTTAGCGTTACAAACAGCTTTACATAAACGAGCGGAAGAATATAAAAATGGCTAAAGGTATTTTTAAAACTACAAGTGGGACGGGTATAGCCGTAGAGGGCTTAAACGATACCATACGTGGTTTACGTGATTTAGAGCAAGGTAAAGAAGTTAAAAAAGCTTTACGCGTTTTACATAAAGATATATCAAAGCAAGTAGAAAACCGTACTCGTATAGAGGCTTTAAAGCAAAGCGTAAATGGTAAGCCGGTACCAAAAAGAACTAAAGGTGCTAAAGGTTACGTAGGTGGCGGAACTGATCGCTCGGCTTATTTAGATATTCGTAAAACTAATAAGTTTGTTAGGTCTATTGAATTTGGTCGTGAATACCAATACGTAAACTTTTTTACTAATAAGCAGGGTAATACCTTAAATATGGATAAAAACTTTAGAGGTGTTTTCTTACCCGTAAATGAATTAAGACGTAAAGTTTATAAAAGGTGGATAGGTAATAAGTGGAGAAGTACAGGCGTTTTTCCGGAAGGGGTTAAAGTACACGGTTACGTTGCCGAACCTACTATAGCTAAAGCCGTACCGGTTATAACGGAAGATTATAGCGAACGAATGTTTGATACAGTAAAAAAAGCAATTAAGGATAATAAATAATGGCGGCTCAAAATACTAAAACGCTAAGGTTTGAATTTCTAGCAGATACTAAAAAGTTTTTAGGCAACATAGGTAAAGTAGGTAAAAAGTTCGGCGACTTATCAGCCGATATGAAAAAGACCGGCGATACAATTAATAAAGCCGTAGCCGGTATAGGTATAGCTGCGGGTGCAGCAGCCGGTAAATCATTAATGGCGTTTAGAGATTTTGAAACCGGTATGAATGAGGTTTTTACTCTTTTACCCGGTACAACGCAAGAGGCTTTTGATAAAATAAACACCGACGTTTTAAAGCTAGCTAAAGAAATAGGAAGATTACCGGAAGATATTATTCCGGCTTTATATGACTCATTATCCGCAGGTATACCACCCGATAATGTTTTTGCTTTTTTAGAAACCGCTAATAAATTAGCCGTAGGTGGTGCTACGGAATTAGGTATAGCCGTAGACGGTTTAACGACCGTCGTAAACGCTTTTGGTAGCGATGTAATTAGCGTAGGCGAGGCGTCGGATTTAATTTTTACAGCTGTTAAAGGCGGTAAAACTACGGTAGACCAATTATCTAGTGCTATGTTTAACGTCGCTCCTATTGCAGCGTCTATGGGTGTAGAGTTTGGTAATGTTACGGCTGCGGTAGCAACTTTAACCGCATCGGGTACTCCTACTAGTGTTGCTATGACGCAAATAAAAAGTACATTATCGGAATTATCTAAACCTACTAGCAAAATATCTAAATTATTTAATGAGTTAACAGGTAAAAGTTTTGTTGAATTTATAGAGAGCGGTGGGGACTTAAAAAAAGGTTTTGATATTATTAAAAAAGGCGCAGAGGCAAATAATAAACCATTAGCAGAATATACAGGATCAGTAGAGGCTTTAGCAGTATTACAAACTTTAACGGGTAAAGGTAGCGAAAAATTTGCTAGCGAGTTAGTAGCAGCAGGTAACGCAGCCGGTGCAACCGACGCTGCTTTTGCTCAAGGTTCGCAAGGTATAGGCCTAGTATTAGAAAAACTAAAAGCTAGTTTTCAAGTATTACAAATAGAAATAGGACAAAAATTAGCGCCGTTACTTATAGACGCTATAGATAATATTAAAAAAAGATTTGATGAAATAAGGCCGGGTTTAGAAAACTTCGTTAAAAATGTTAAAAGCTTTTTTTCCTCTGATCAAGTCGTAAATACTATAGCTAAATTAAAAGACGCTTTTAAAAGTTTGCAGGAACGTTTAGCGCCGGTAGTAGATAAAATACAGGCATTTTTTAAAGCTAACCCTAAAGTAGCGTTTACCTCGTTAGCGGTCGTTATAGGCGGTATATTACTAGCTAGCGTAATTTCCTTAGCTAGTGCCTTTGCAGCCCTATTTAGCCCCGTTACGCTCATAATAGTTGCTATAGCAGCCCTTGCCGGTGGTTTTAGGTATGCTTACGACAATGTTGAAGTGTTTAGAAATTTTGTAGATAATAGTATTTCGTTTTTAAAAAACTTATTTAGTAACTTTATTAACTTTTTTAAAAGCGACGGTTTCGTAGGCGCATTTAATAAAGGATTAGATTTCGTAAAACTACAGTTTGAAAACTTAAAAACAGTATTTAAAGGGGTAGTAGATTTTCTTAAAGCATTATTTACCGGCGACGTATCGGGCGCCGTAGATAGTCTTAAAGATATATTTAAAGGTTTACTAAGTTTCTTTAAAAATAATTGGAACTTATTTGGTACCTTAAAAGATGTTTTTCTTAATGCCCTAAGTAAAACTAAAGACTTTTTAGTTCCTAAATTAAAAGAGTTTGGAAAAAACTTTACCGAAACTATTAGTACCGTTTTAAAAACTAGTGCGGGCGTAGTTATGGAGGGCGTTAAGTTTGTATTTAATAAAGTTATAGATAAGATAAACGGCTTTATAAATAAATTAAATAGTGGTTTAGGTTTTAGTTTTTTTGGTATAGATATTGATCCGCCCGACTTACCTAATATACCTCAATTGGCCGAAGGTGGTATTGTAACCAAACCTACGCTCGCTATGATTGGCGAGGCGGGTACGGAGGCAGTAATACCGTTACCCTCGAGAGTTGGCGGGGGTTTAGGCCAACAACCTACTATTAATTTAACCGTAAACGCCGGCTTAGGAACTGACGGGGCTGAAGTAGGCCGTATAATAGTTGAACAAATAGAAAAATATAACAGGCGTAATTTAAGGATTGTCTAATGGCGCAACCTACTATACGCGTACGTTTAGGTTTTACCCCTAATGAATTTACTTTAGACGATTTAGTTAGAGGTATTTTAGATAGTGGACAACTAGGTGGTGCCGTAACCTTAACTGATGTAACTAATGACGTGCAAAATGTAGCTATAAGTCGAGGTAGGTCAAAAGATTTAGATAGCTTTTTTACCGGTAGTTGCGCTATTAAATTATTAAATAATGAACGTAAATACGAAAATACGAATACTAGTAGCCCGTACTATCCCGGTATAGAGCCATTTATAATTATGCACGTAGACGCTACAACCGACGGCGGTAGTACTTACGAAGACTTATTCGTTGGTTTTGTAGCCGATATAAATTTAAGTTACCCGGACACTAATAACTCTTTTGCTACCTTTACGGGTTTTGACGCTTTTATGAAAATAAATAATACCGAGTTAGTTGATCAAGATTTTTCTAGTACTGATAGCGGTACGTTAATAAATAATATTTTAAATAGTGGTACGGTAAAATTTAGCGCTGCAAATAGAGATATTGAAACCGGCGTTTCGACAATGCAAGCTTTAAGTAATATAACCGATAATACGTTAAGTATTTTACAAACTATAGAACGCAGCGAAAACGGACTTTTATTTATGTCTAAAAGCGGTAAGTTAACATTTAAAAACCGACATACTACTTTTCCTAGTAGTGCGTCTATGACGTTTAGCGA